CTGTTCATGAAAATCGACTGAGTTGAATTCAGCCCCTTCTAAATAGGCATCCGCTTTGGCTTTAATTGCTTCTGACTGCTTTTCAATTGGCAATCTGGATTTTCCAACCCGTTTAAACACCTGATGTTTGGACTTCGCTAAAAAAGCCCCATCCACTTTACGCTTTCCCGCTGTGATACCTTTTCTGGTTTGTCTTGGACCCAAGTGAATTAGGTCTACATCATTCAGACCATAAAACAGCTTGATCGAGTAACCTGTCGAAGTCTTTAAAATGCTGCTCTTTTTTAAACGTCTACGAATAATTCGTTGTGACATTTCCAGTTCTTTACTCAAGCCCCGTACTGTACGGGTTTGTAGCCATTTCGCCATACGGTTTAAGGTGCGTTGCATGGCTTTTTCAGCCTGCTTTTCCGTGGGTTCTAATTCATCAATAACTGCCTGAATACCCTGTAATTCGACATTTAATCTAATCACGTGCGGTCTCCAACTTCAGAACAGCCATCCCCGTACCATCCAGTTGTGGGTAGCCCATCACAAAGTATTTTTGACCATCAGCAAACAGTAAATAATCTCCACGTTTCACCCCAGCAACATCTGCTGCTTTACAGGTAAAACGTGGCTGAACATCATCCACTTCATATTCGCCAAGTTGGGCATTCAAATACGGCTCATCAAAAATACCTTTGACTGAACGCTCCGCCCCATCTGTAAATTGCAAGGTTGCTGTGGTACCAAAACCACCCACATCATCTAATTGCAAAAACACATCGAGGTTTTCCCAACTTGGCATAGGCTTTACTCGGCTTCGGCAGCAGCTTGAATGGCTTCAATCAATTTTTCTTTGGTCAAAGAAGCATCCAGTTCAATTTCATATTCATGCAATGCAAACTCAACCAGTTGCGCTTTGGTCAAAGTGGCCAAATCAACTTCTTGACCTTCATCATCACCTTCGACCAAAGTGCCACGACCACGGCGCAACAGGTCTTGTGCCAAGGCATGTGATACTTCAACTTCATCGCCCTTTTTACGAATTTCACCTTCAATCACTACCGCAGAAGTTAAGGCAATTACGACATTTGTTTTCATGGATATATGCTCACAAAATTAGAGAGGAAAACCACCGTAGTGGCTGATCAATTAGACAGTTTTCTTGCCGTAGCAGATCGATTCGGTATTACGTAAAACGAAGTCCACATCTTGGAAGCCCACAATACGTAAACCACCCTTTGAACTTAAAGAATACGGATCGATGGTTAGATCCAAACCGCCCCACATCGCAATAATCAAGTCTGCAAAGTTACCGAAGAACACATCACCTGCTTCAATTTGATTGGTCACCTCAGTGCGGTAGCCATTCACGGTATTGCCTGGTTCCCAAATCGTACTTTCAGTGCCAGACCCGAACTTGGCAGAAGTTTTAAAATTCCCGCGCATCGCTGCATTAATCACATAAGACATACGATCAACATCGGCATTGTCTGAAGCAGTTTCAGATTCCATCTGTACCAATTCTGCAAAAGTTGGATTCACGGCTGCAAAGCTCACTGCATTGACACCTGAGATATTTTTTAAGCCCAGTGGTTGATTATCTCCCCCTGTACCGTAATAGGCTGCTTTATCAATTTTCAAAGCTAAGGCACGGTTTAAGTCATTCCAGACAAGTTGCTCTGCAGCTGGAGAACTTTGTTGCATCAACTTACGGCTGATCTCAACACGACCACCCACGGTTTTAGGACTGAGTTTTAATTGACCTGTTGCAGGGCTAGATGCAGGTACATCCTCTTCTTCACCCAACCAATAGGCCGTTGCACCACCAGTCTGCTTTGGAATCTCAGCATCACCCACCAAGCCATCCATAATGAAACCCAGGTTCATAATGGTTGAACGATTACGTAGCATTTCAATGAACATATCCGCACGGTGATCGGTTCCCACCAAGGTTGCACCATTCTGAGAAGTTCCAACCTCAAACACACGGCTAAGCACATCTGCAGGAACTAAAATCCCTTGAGCAGAACGACCATAGGCCTTTTGTGCTGCTTCCGAACATTCAATCTCAAATGCTGCAGCTTCACGGTCCGCTTGAGTTGCGTTTGGCAACATGGCACGTACTGCACGCATTAAACTGAACGAACGTGCTTCATCACCTGTTAAACCGATATTGGCATTATTCCCTTTAGGTTTTTCAATAATTGGTTGTCCCTGTTCACCATGCATACGCTCTAAAATGGCGTTTTGTAGTTCGGCTGGTGATTTGTTCTCATCAATGTACTGACGTACCAAATCACCTGCACCAAAACGCTCACCTAATTGCATCAACTCACCGACACGTTTACGCTCTGTTTCTGCACCACGTTCTGCCGTATCACCGACTGCACGTACTAATTCAATATCGCCATAACGCTCACCTTTATCGTTGAGGCGTTGACGCACTTGGTTGCCATCTTTATCTGTAAAGTAGTCCCAATTCATACGATTTGCTCTTTGCTGATTCGTTGGAATAATTGCTATAGGCTCATTTTGTGGAACAGCAGGATTATTTTCATTATTCAGTTTTTCACTCGAACGCCCCACACCGACATTGGTATCCGCAGGAATAGAAACACATGAAATTTCATAAGGCTGCCATCCAGTAATTAAATAAACATCCTCGTGTTCACGCTGTTCTTTTAGAATGGCTTTCTGAATGGTGTAGCCCACGCTGATATTGGTTCGGATTAAATCGGCAATGTCTTGCAGAATCTCCTCACCACGTGCGGACTTACTCAAACGGACCAAGGCACGACCTTTACGCTGCGACTGATCTAACCATGCATTTTCAATCACACCCACTTGATCACGTGAATTGTGATCCATCAAAAACGGTGCACGACTAAGCAATCGTGCAAAATCAATTGCACCAGGGCTATGGTCCAAAATCTCTACACCAAACCAACGCCCAACCTCTGTTTCACTGGAAAATGAAAGCTCAACTGTGCGCTTTTCCAAGTCAACTTTGAAATCGTCAACAATATAATTACGTACCAGTTTGTCTTTATTGAAGTCTGGCAGTGGCTTGGTTTGTGAAGCATCTCGATTAAAGGTCATGCCCGCTAAAGCCAAAGCAAGGTCAGTTTTAAAAGTTTTCATTACATGCCCTCTTTAGGTCGACCGACCCCTGTAGTTTGTTTACGCCCCATACTGGCCAGAATCATTTCTTCTGCCGTCTCTTTGCTAATGCCTTGCCCCACCAATTCATCAATCATGGCTCTGGTGTCACGGGCAATTTCAGCCCATACCGTTTGTGGATCTTTGCCTTGTTCACGAATAATTGCCCCTGCAGAAGTGAGCATGTTGTTCTTCGATTTTTCAGCTGCAGTGACATCGGCTGATGGATCAATCCAAGCCCAACGGCGTGGTTGCCAACTCACTTGGGTGTATCGCTCAATATCAACGGCTTTGAGTGCTACATTGCCTTTCTTAATCACACCCTTCAGCAAGGCATATTCCAGCCATGCGTAATAAACGGGTTCGATTAAAGCTTCGATCAGCCATTGTTGGAGTTCTTTCCAGTGCTCACGCTCATCTAAAGTACCCTGACGAATACTTGAAAAATTCACCCCTTCAAGGTCAGAAGCAAGGTTGTTATAAAGCACGCCCATCCCTGCAGCCATTGAACGCAACATGGCTTTATGGAATGGTAGAAATTCACCGGTTGGATAATTGGGAGACCACTCTTTAAGTTCAGCACCCTCTGGCAATACTGGAAATTCACCTGCTTGGCTTTCAATGATGATTTCATCTTCGTTAGCATCGAATTCTGGTCCACTCCCTTCTTTCCATTGAATAAAGCCCATTTTGTTAGCAGAAATTCGTGCATTGGTAATCGCACTATCTTCAAATTCAGAAAGCTGCTTCATGCGAAAAAGGCTTGTTGCTGTCCATGGTAGACCGCGCTTTTGCCCGACAATTTCTTCTAAATAACCATGAATAATTTGCTCTGCAGGCACACGGATATAATTTCCTGAACCGAAGCGATATTGTTTTTCTTCTTCTGACTCACTATCAAAGTAATAAGCGATCGGACGTCCAAATTGATTAAACTCAATACCCTGGCGGATAAAACGACCACCTGATAGTTTTGCGCTATACATGATCGGGCAACGCTGGGCATCTATCATTTGCACAGCAAAACCATAGTTCCCTGCATCTGCACCACGAATAATCCTTACAAAGAACTCACCATCTTTGGCTGCTGAAATCACACAAGAACGTTGAATAGAACGCCAGGACTTTTTGCCCTGAATGTCGCAGTGATGTTTTTTATTCCAATTTGCCCATTCCTGCTCAACCGCATCACACAACTTATTGTCTAATTTCCCTTGGGCATTGCGGATCTGTGCCTGAAGTGTGACCCCTTGCGGACCCACAATATTCTGGTGGGTTAAACGCAAATAATTACGCCCATAATCATTATTGGCACATTGTTCTCGGCTACGGGCAACCAATGTACGTTGGTAACGTTCAACAATTAAATCTGCAGGCAATGGCGTAGATGGCCATGCCGAAGTTAAGCGATCATTCACCCCGGCTTTAAACCAACGCATGGCATTACGGAAAACTCGACTGCCCTTTTTCACCACAGACTCATGATCTTGAGCATCATTCATCTGAGAAACATTTGGGACTTCGGCAATTTGGCGCTTAAAAAGTTCAATCATTTGCAGTTACCCCAATTTGACCCGTATAACCTGACCAAACGGACTTTTACCTGAAGCCTTAGCACGTTCCCGAGAAACCTCTGCACGGTACTGATTACGCAATTTAATCAGCGTCTCCATGGGGGTACGGTAAAGCTCACGGTTATTAATGCGATAACGTTCTTGGTCTAGGCTGGCACGCCCCTCAATCACAGCCTCCAAGGCGGCTAAGGTTTTTTGAGCATGGCTTCTTAGGTCGGAAGTTCCCGATAGAGAGACAAGGTCAGCTTTAATCTCAACCACACCTGACTCAAGTTCATCCACTGTGCCTGATGTATGGATGGCACGAAGTGAATAGCCGTAATGACCTGCGGTATAAGTTTTTGTGGTTTGCGCGGAAATATTAAAAGTGTGCTGGTTACCCTCTGCCTGCGACTGAAGATCAATGACAGATTCACCACGTAAATAGGCAACCAGTGACCAACCACTGGAGGCAGGATAAGCGGTTAGATTCACCCGAAAATTAAAGGTGAGACCTGCGGTAATTTGTTTTGGAAAGTAGGTCATCTATTGTGGCTATCCTTATCCAATCACTTCAATAATTTTTGCTATCGAAGCTAGAATTGGTGCGGCTTGCAGAAAGAGTATTCCAATAATCACCAAACACCCAATGATGTAGGTCCATACCCTTAATGTTCTACTTTCAGATAACTTATCCATTGCTTTTTACCCCAAACAGTAAAGCATTCAATTTTTCAACAAATAGTTCAGTGCACATAAAAATGGACTAGCTGCTATTAGTAAAATTGCCGTTCCAATACAAAATCTTAAATACGGTGATAGATTTCCTATCATTTGCTTGCCCAAAGTAAAAAGGCTATTGCCATAATCACTGTTGCCCATGCAAAAATGATCAATGCTCTTGCCTGTAACAATCCAACACGATCCGCACCTTGTTCACTCATCTTTCCATCTACCTTTAACTGTGAATTTGATGTATGATTTTTCAAAAGGTTTCCTCTTAATCTGCTAAGTGGTAAACAACAGAAAGCTCATGATTGCCGTCATGGGCTTTTGTCTTTTCTAGGGCAATAAAAAACCCCGCATGATGCGAGGTTAGATAAAGTGGAAATTTAGTTCATTATTCAGTTTTTCAAAAATTTAGTTTTAAAGCTCAACATTAATTCTTTCACACTGAATTTCATATCCTTTGTTTTTTAATAGCTTATCTATTTCATTCACAAAAACCTCTCCTGCATCGCTTGGCACATAAATTTTATTTATTATTTCTTTTAAATTTAATTTTAAAATTATTCCATTTTCTTTAACACTATAATTATCTTTTTTAATTTTTCCTGAATTTCTATAATATGGCTCTACATACTTTTCAAATGGGACCCCACCAATAAATATCTTGGCATGTTCTTTATTCGGTTCTAGCGCAGTTCTTAATTCAGGATCTGTTAAACTACATATATTTAAGTCTATTGAAAAGCGATACTCTCTCTCATCGCTATATTCATCATCCTTTGTGAAAATACCGTCAGTAGAAGATCTTTTATCAAAAAGATAGATTACTTTTTTAGAAAAAGCACCAGCTGGCACTTTTTCATAAATTTTTTCAAATAACTGATTTTCATTTGTA